AAGCAACGCACCCATTGGATCTGAAAACATCCCTTAAAACCGGGAAAATACCCCAAAAACACGTCAAATAGGGTCAAAATGGCTATTTATCGGTTTATCGGGCAGTCTGCGTACAAGCAGCGTACAAGCAGCGTACAAGGAGGCTTTTCATGCAGGAAAGAGCCATTGTGTGGTTCATTTTCGCATATTTGGCGTGTTGGGCGGTCGATCTGTTCATTACGGTCATACGCGGCCCGTTGCTGGTCGACCCGGTCCTGAAACTCATCATCGTGCTGTTGAGCCTGGTCGTGATCGTGATCGGCATGTCCAAAAGTGGCTGGTGGACGAACGCGTGACGATGGACATGATCATCGCCGCCGTCATCAAAGGCCTGGAGGATGCCGTCAAAAAACTGGAGCCGCCGTTCCTGGCGTTGCCGGAAAGGGACGAAACCGCCGAGACGTTGGCCTACTGGCGTGGCGCGCGAGACGCCTACCAGAAGGTCATCGACACACTGAGAGAACTGCCGTGAGGACCGAGACATGAACGAGCCATTTCCCCAACCCAGAAGACAGGACGGCAAGCCCCCTTGCGGCGAATGCCACCTGAAGCCTGGCGAAACCTGCGACATCTGCGGTGCGGTGGAACACCGACTGAACGCCGACGTGTGGAAGGCGCTGGAGGAGTCCGTCAGGCTTCAGAGACACTACGCGCAGTTCCTGAATGCCCTGGATGATGGTGATCGCCGCACGTTCTACTCAGCCGAGGAATGGATGGAGCGGCTGCGCGAGGTTGGGATGTTGAAGTGAGCGACCTCCGCTGCGTCCTTAGCCGAACCGGCGAGTGCATCGCCAACGCTTCCGTCGCCTGTTTCTGCCTCAAGATGCCCGAGTTGTTCTACCAAACCGAACTGAGACGGGTTCAGGGACCGCCATGCGACCATTCCGCGTGGAAAGGCATCTCCGCGCATGGCCGTTGCTGCCCCGAATGCGGGCATTTCATGGTGGATTTCGGCGATTAAGACGAAAAAAAGGGCCGGAACGGACCCAAAACGTCAGATTCCACCCGAATCCACCCGAATCGGCGCTTGACAAAAGCGCACACGAATGACCAGTAAATTGTCACGATCTAGGGATAGTGTCTCAGCGCCCCAGCGAGGCCCACGATATGCCATTCGCGCCGCCGAAACACCGCCCTCCCGGCTGGAAACCAGCCCCTAAAAAGGTCACTGAATCCTTCTATTCCAGCTTCGCGTGGCAACAGACGCGCGACCGGATCAAATATCGCGACGGTGGCATCTGCGCGAACTGCGGCAAGCCCGATTCGTGGCGGGTCGATCACATCAGGCCGCGCACACAGGGCGGTCCCGATCACGACTGGAACCTCCGGTTGCTGTGCGACGCCTGTGACGCCATCCGGCACGCCGAGAAGGGCCACGCGTGGCGCTAACCCAAAAGGAGACACCATGAGAGGCCGGGTACAGGCAATGCCGGGGTTGAAGAAGCTGCATGGCTCATCATTGCCCGAGAACAAAGCTGAACCGATCCCCGATCATCCGTTGAGCGAAGATCCCATCACCACCGCTCCGCGGCACTTCTCACTGGAACAGCGCGAAGCCTGGGAGTTCGCCATCCGCAACTCGCCCGAGAACCTGATCAAGCGCCTCGATAGCGGCATTCTGGAAGCCTATTGCGTGGCTTTATGCCTGCACAGGCGCGCGGTCGAGGCGATGGGGCAGGACGACCTGACGGTCCTCAAGAGGATGGGCGAAGCGCAGCATCCGTTGATCTCCATCATCAACAAACAGGGTGAACTGGTCCGTAAACACGGCGCGGAACTCGGTTTTTCGCCGATTTCACGCCCTCGCATCCTCGCCGACAACTCCAGAACACCCGCTTTGGGTGCGACATTGAACAGTCAGGCCCACGCCCAACCCAAGGACGCCCCCCGCCAGTCGCTCGAATCTTACCTCGCGAACAGCCCAAAAACGGTGAATTGAGATGGCGACCGACCCAACCGACGAGCCGATGCTGCAATTCTTCGAATATGAGCATTTACCGCCCCATTTGGCGGTCGTGAGTAAGGAATTCGCCGCTTTGGCGGATGCCATCGTCAAGGATTTGCCGCGCAACCCGGAACGCACCGTGGCGCTCCGCAAGCTGCTCGAGGCCAAGGATTGTGCCGTACGGGCACGATTAATGAAGTGAAACGGCCAAAACCGTCGATTGATCCCGTAAGTAGCTACGCATGGGACGTAATCCACGGCAAGATCGTCGTCGGCGGCCTCGTTCGACAGGCGTGCGAGCGCCACTTTCGCGACATCCAAAACAGCAAGAAGACCGGCTTCGTCTGGCGTCCCGATATCGCGATCAGGGCTATCGAGTTCGCCCATTTCTGCCGTCACAGCAAAGGCGAATGGGCGGGCCAGCGGATCGAGTTCCAGCCGTGGCAGCAGTTCATCCATGGCAGCGCCTTTGGCTGGCTGCGAAAAGACGGTTTGCGGCGTTTCAGAGTGGTTTACGAAGAAATCGGCAGGAAAAACGGGAAAAGCACAAGTGCATCCGTCATCGCGCTCAAGTGTTTGGTCGCGGATGGCGAGCCTGGTGCCGATGTATACTCAGCGGCGACAAGAAAAGACCAGGCACGCATCGTATTCGATGAAGCGCGCCGTACGGTCCTCAGATCGGAGGATCTCCAGAAGATCGTCTCGGTTTACCGGCTTTCCCTGGCCGTGGACGGCACGATGTCGAGTTTCCAGCCGTTATCGGCTGATGATCGCACCCTGGACGGCCTGAACCCGCACGCGATCATCATCGATGAGTTGCACAAGCACCGGAATCGAGCCGTTTTGGACGTTTTGGACACCGCGATGGGGTCCAGACGGCAACCTTTGATGTGGATCATCACCACCGCGGGCGATGATTCGCCCGAAAGCGTCTACGCGCAGGAGCATACCTACGCCAGGAACGTGATCCAGCAAGCGTTCATCGACGACGAATGGCTGGTTTATATCGCGACCCTGGACCCTGAAGACCGTTGGGATGACCCGAAAGTATGGCCAAAAGCCAACCCAAATTGGGGAATCTCGGTCAAAGCGGACGACATGCACCGTCAGGCCAGGGCCGCGAAACACAATCCGGCCAAGCTGATGGAGTTCAAGCGCCTAAGACTGAACATGCGGACGGCCTCGGCCACCCAGTTGATCAGCGGGCCGCTCTGGGACGCCAATTCGACCGGTGCCTTCGATCCAGATGTCCTGCGGGGCCGCAGATGCTTCGCTGGGCTGGATCTGGCCACCAAGACCGACCTCGCGGCCTGGGTGAAGCTGTTCCCGCCCGTGGACCTCGGTGAGCGGTGGCATGTCGTGGCCAACTTTTGGATGCCTGGCGATACGGTCGAACAGAAGGCGGATCGTGACCAGGTTCAGTATCGGCGGTGGATCTCGGACGGGCTGATCGAACCGACAGAAGGCAACATCATCGATCACAACGAGATCCAGCGGTACATCGAGGAAGACGGACGCCTCTACGATGTCGCCGCCATCGCTTACGACCCGTGGAACGCCGCCCAGATCGCGGTCGGCTTGCAGAACTCGGGCTTCGTGGTGGAAGAATTCATCCAGGGCATTCGTTCTTATACGGCACCGACCAAGGAATTGCTGGCATGGTTGCTGTCGAACCGGCTCAACCATGGTGGAAATCCCGTGCTTCGCTGGATGGCGCTCAATCTTCGCGTCAGGACCGACGTGAATGAGAACTACATGCCGACCAAGAAGCTGAGTACGGGACGGATCGATGGCGTGATGGCGCTGATAATGGCCATCGGTCGCAGCATGAGTGATGACGCGGCTGGTCTGGCCGGGTTCCTGGAACGGCCGGTGATGTAAGAGGAGGTGTCCATGTCCGGATCGGAACAATACCCGCCGCCGATGCCGGAATATCGACCGCCACCGATGCCGGAACCGTTGCCGCCGGTGGCGTCCCCGCCGCCGCCGCTGCCGCCGCATGAGCCGCCGCCGCCGCCGCTGTTCGACCCCTCCGTCCTGCCGCCCGCGCCAACGGAGGATCAGTAGCCCATGTCCCTCTGGAGCCGCATCAAACTCAAGGCGGTCACCACCATCGCTTCTGGCATCGGCCTGACCGATCCGCGCCTGTATCAATACTTCGGAGCCGGTCCCAGTTACGCGGGCGAGGCGGTCGGCGTCGAGGCCTCGCTCAACATCGATACCGTTTGGGCGTGCGTGCGGTTGATCGCCTCGACCATCAGCACGCTGCCGATGCAGACTTTCGAGAAGCTACCCGATGGCCGCGGCAATCAGGTGCGCGACATTCCGCTTTACTATTTGCTGCACGACCAGCCCAACGCGGACATGAGCGCGGCGACCTTTTGGACCGCCATGACCGCGTGCCTCTTACTTTGGGGAAATGGTTACGCCTACATAGACCGGCGTAAAGATAACTCGGTCATTTCGCTTACACCATTATTGCCGAACAAGGTTTCCGTTCACATCGAGAAAGACGGCTCGCTTAAATACGCTTACGCCGATGGGCAGCGGCGCGAGGACTTCACCGAAAAGCAAATCTTCCACATTCGCGGCTTCTCGCTCGATGGCCGCATCGGCATGTCGCCGATCTCCCAGGCGCGCGAGACGCTGGGGATCGCGGTGGCCGCGGAGAAGAGCGCGGGCAGCTTCTTCCGCAACGGCATGCGTCCAAGCATGGTGCTGAAGGCTCCCAACTTCCTCTCCGATACGCAGCGGGAACGGTTCGGCTCCGAGTGGATGGAGAAGTTCACCGGCTCGATCAATTCGGGCAAGATCCCGTTGGTCGAGGGCGGTTGGGGCCTCGACCAGATCACCATGAAGCCGGAAGACGCGCAGTTGCTGGCGACGCGCGCGTGGTCGGTCGAACAGATTTGCCGCTGGTATGGTGTCGCTCCCGTAATGGTTGGGCACATGGAGAAAACCACCGCCTGGGGCACCGGGCTGGAACAGATGAATCTGTGGTTCCTGACTTATGGTTTGCGACCGATCCTGCGATCGATCGAACAGGAAATCACCCGCGCCATTATGACGCCGGCCCAGCGCATCGCTTATTATTGCGAGTTCAATGTTGAAGGTTTGCTGCGTACCGACAGCCTGGGTCGCGCCAACGTCATGAAGATCATGGTTGATACCGGCATCAACACGCCGAACGAGATGCGGGCGAAGAACAACGATCCACCCATCGAAGGCGGCGACAAGCTGACCATGGCCTCGGGCCGTCTGCCGCTCGACAAACTGGGCGAAATGCCGCCCCCGACACTCCCTCCACCTGATCCGGTCAAGGATCAACCAGCCGCGTCCTCCGCGGGCGCATAGGGGACTGATATGCTCCAACGCGAACGCTACGCGGCGCACGCCGAACTGAAGTATGCCAACAAGGAGACGGAAGTTGGCGAGTTGTCAGGCTACGCCTGGGTGTTTGGCGCGGCGGATCATCATGGCGATGTGATTGAACTGAACGCTTTCGATAAGACGCTGGCCAACCATAAATCCAAGGGGACCATGCCGAGAATGTACGCGGAGCATTCCGTTTACACGGCTGGTGGCGATCCGCTGCCGGTCGGCCAATGGACCTCCATGGATGTCGATGAAAAGGGACTGAGGGTAAGTGGTCACCTGATCGCGCTCGATGATCCGCATGTAAAACGGGTTCACAGCCTGATGCTGGCGGGGGAGATGACCGGCATCTCCATCGCTTTCGCCGCCAATCCCGACACCATCAAATGGGGGACCAAGTCGGATGAGCCGCGTCGGCGCATCGGCGAACTGGAACTGTTTTCCGTTGATCCCGTCTGCGACCCCGCCAACCACATGGCGCGCATCGACAGCGTCAAATCGGCCAACCAGGCGGCGATGATCGAACTCCGCAACGCCTGGTCGGTGCTGATCGACCTGGATGACAGTGAGGAACACGAACTGCTGCGGCGGCATGTGGAACACAGCTACAAACAGATTACCGGTGAGGAACTCCGCTCGCGGACCAAACCGGACACGATCCGTAAGTTGGAAGACTGGATGAAAGAGTCCGCGAAGCGGGATGGCTTCAAGTTTTCCAACTCGGAAGTTCGCGCGATCACAGAGGGCCGCGCGTTCAAGAAAACGACGACCGCTGATCCTCGGGAAGAGGAGGCGAAATCGAGGCTGAGACTGCTTGGCGATATCGGCAAGTCTCTCAGCGGCTTTTCCCTTCCAAAATAGGAGACTGTTATGCCCGATGGTGGCGACGTACCAACTGAGGTTGAACTGAAAGCACTCAGTGTAGACCTCAAGAAAGCGACCGACGAAGTTAAGGGCTTCGCGGAAAAGGTCACGACCGAGATGAAGAACCTCGGTGTGGCGACCGAGGAAACCAAGGCCAACGCCGACAAGGCGCTGACCTCGATGAACGAACTGTCCACCCGGCTCACCGAGGTGGAACAGAAGATGTCACGCCGCGGCAACGGCGACGTGCCGTCGGAACTCAAATCGCTCGGCCAGCATGTGGTGGACGACGCGGGCGTCAAATCGCTGATGGAACAGAAGAACGGCCAGGCGCGGATCACGGTCGAACTGAAGGACATCTTCAGCGGCTCGGCGCTGTGGGGCACGGGCGTGTCGCCGACCAACTCGCTGATCATCCCAGACCGCCAGCCGATGGTGCAGCCGCCCCGGCGCAATCTGGTGGTGCGCGATCTGCTGACGCCGGGATCGACCCGGTCGAACGCGATTGAGTATCCGGTCGAGACGGACAGCCCAATGACGACGGGTGCCGCGGTGGTTTCGGAAGGCGCGTTGAAGCCGCAGTCGAATATCACGTTCGATCTTAAGTCGTTGCCAGTTCGCACCATCGCCCACTGGATGAAGGCCTCACGCCAGATCATGGACGATGTGCCGCAGTTGCAGTCCTACATCGATGGAAGGCTGCGCTACGGTCTGGAGTATGTCGAGGAGAACGAACTGCTGTACGGCGACGGCACCGGGCAGCATCTCCTGGGCATCATCCCCCAGGCGACCGCCTACGCGGCGGCGTTCGCGCCCACCGCGCCTCAGGCCATCGACACGCTGCGTCTGGCGGCGCTCCAGGCCACGCTCGCGCTCTACCCGGCCACCGGATACGTCATGCATCCGACCGATTGGGCGAAGATCGAACTCACCAAGGATGGAATGAATCGCTACATCGTTGGTGATCCGCAGAACCAGATCGCGGCCCGCCTGTGGACTTTGCCGGTGGTGCAGACCCCGGCGATGCAGGTATCCAAGTTCCTCACGGGCGCGTTCCGGTTGGGCGCGCAGATCTTCGACCGGATGAGCATCGAGGTGCTGATCTCAACAGAGGACCAGGACAACTTCGTTAGGAATATGATCACAATCCGGGCGGAGGAACGGCTCGCTTTAGCGGTATATCGTCCTGCCGCATTCATCTACGGCACCCTGCCCTGATCCGTCAATCGATTAGTTAAGGAGACGACACATGCCCCTCATGAGAGCGACGGCTGACTGGTACAACGCGGATCATGAGGGGCAAGTGGAGCGAGGGCAGGAATTCGAGACATCGGAATACCGCGCGACCGAACTGGAGATGGCCGGTCTGGCGGTGCGCGCACTGAGCGAGACGAAGCCAACCCGCGTGGTCGCCGATGAGCCGGAGCCTGAAGCGGACGACGACGAACCGGAAGATGACGACGATGACGACGAGAAGAAAGCGCCACGCAAAGCGGCGGCGAAGAAGAAGCGTTGACGCCACTACATATCAAAGCGCCGTGGGGCCTGGGTGACGCGATCTATGTGCGGCCACTCCTGAAGGCGGCGGCGAAACAGCGCACGCTTTATGTCGATACGCCGTGGCCGGAATTCTACGACGACATCCCCAACCTGAAGTTCGTTCTCGGCGAGCGGTTGTTACGGACCCAGCTTAAGAACATCCGCCGCCAGCCACCGGAGCGTTGGACCCCGTTACCGGCGGGCCTGGGCACCATCGCACTCGGCTACGGCCACCTGGAGATGGAGGACGGCGTGTTCGCCGCCATGGAGCGCAAGTTGCCCATGACGAAGGCGGAAGCCAAAGCGCCAGACTGGACTTTACCGGAGATGGGACCGTGCCCGTTCGATACCGGTGGCGCGCCGTTGGCCATCGTCAGGCCGGTGATGCGGCGGCTGGAATGGGACAATCAGGCCAGGAACCCGCTGCCGGAATATGTGCATTTCGTCGCTGGCGACCTGAAGCGCCGCGGCTTCGCGGTGGTCGTGATCGCGGACACGTCGAATGCCTACAACGCGGAGTGGATCGAGGGCGACGTGCCGCCGCATAATCTGGCCAGGCTGCGCGGCGAGGGCACGCTGAACCAACTGATGGCGATGGTCAGGGACGCGGCGGTGGTCGTTGGCGGTGTCGGATGGATCGTTCCGGCGGCGATAGCGATGAAAACACCGACATTCATCGTGCTTGGTGGCAACGGCGGGATGAACGCGCCATCGAAAATCATCGACCGGCGCATGGACGGATCACGCATCGGCTTCGCGGTGCCAAGGGAGTTTTGCCAATGCATCGATATGCGGCACCAGTGCGTGAAGCTGATACCGGACCTGGAAAAGCAATGGCGTCGCTGGGCGAGTGCCTTACCACGCCTTTCCCGATCCTCCCGCGCAGCCTGACGAAGGCGCTGTCCACTGAACTCTGCTGGTTTCCCGAACTGGGCTACGGGTATTACCCGGCGACCGGCGGCACGCAGATTTATGACGAGGCCTACTTCGAAAAGTATCAGGCATACGCTCGCACCGAACTGGGAGCGCGGCTGAACGTGGCGCGCGTCGCGCTGGTCGCGCGGCATTACCAGGGTCACCTCGTTGATATCGGCATCGGCAGCGGGGCCTTCGTGGACGCCAGACCGTTCACCTGGGGTTATGACGTGAACCCGGCGGGGGTCGCCTGGCTCAAGGCCCAGGAGAAGCTGTGGAACCCCTACCGCCAGCCGTGCCTGGCGATGTCGTTCTGGGACAGCCTGGAGCATATCCCTGATTTTCCAAAGCTGTTGGAACAGGTCGAGGACAGCGTCTTCATTTCGCTTCCGGTCTTTCCTGGTCCCGCCGAGGTGTTGAAGTCGAAACACTATCGGAAGGATGAGCATTATTGGTACTTCAGTAAGGCGGGCCTGATCATTTTCATGGACGGGCTTGGTTGGAAGCTGCGCGAGGTCAGTGACGTGGAGACGATCCTGGGCCGCGAGGGGATCACCTCGTTCGCGTTCCGGCGGGTGCGCCCATGAAATCTTCTATCATCGAGGTGATCGAGCCGGCGGCGTCGCACGACCTGACGACGCTGGAGATCGCGAAAGAGGAACTCGGCATCACCACCGACGAGAACGATGCCCGCCTGGCGCGCTGGATACGCGAGACGAGCGTCTATATCGAGCGGCACTGCAATCGCACCCTGATCAGGGAGACGGTCAGCGAGACGTGGCATGGCACTGATTTCTGGTATCTGCCGGAAGTCTCGGTGGAGATCCGGCCCCTGACCCTGCGGCGTTATCCGGTGACCGAGATCGTGTCGTTCGGCTCGGTCGATGATGATCCGCCGCTGTCCGCGGATGATTACCAGCTTGATGCCTACCGCGGGCGGCTGTGGCGGCTCAGTGAGGGGCAACGGTCTTATTGGTCGTGGCACTGGTCGAACAGCGCCATGATGAGCCTGGAGATCGTTTATACCGGCGGTTACGACCCGAACAATTTGCCGCCCGATTTGCAGGCGGCGTGCCTGTCGCTGCTGAAGATCCGCAATGACACCTGGGGCCGTGACCGGTTCCTGCGTTCGCAGGAAATCCCAGGCGTCATCAAGGAAGAATACAACAGCATGACGATGCCGAACACGTCGGCGCTGCCGCCAGAGATTTGCGACATGCTGCAACCGTTTCAGGAATTCAACGCGTGAACAAAGGGGACTATGTCGCCAAACAGGTGGCCGACGCCATCGCGCGGGTCGGCGAACCCGGCACGTTGATCCGCCTGGCGACCAAAACCCAGCCGCGGGTCGAGGTGACGTTGAAATGCGTGCCCACGTTTGTAGCGCCTGGGGAGGCCGTGGGCGGCGTCGTGCAGGGTCGCATTGATGTGCGGGTGTCGAACAAGGAGATCGCCGCCAGCGGTTGGCCAGCGCCGATCCGCAGGGGTGATCAGATCATTATCGCCGCGACGACCTACACCGTGCAGGGCGTTCAGGTCGCCGCGCCCGGTGGCGTGATCGCGGAGCATATCATGCAGGTAATGGGTATGGCCTGATGGCCGGGATGCTGGGTTTCACGCCACAAAAGGTCGATGACCTGATCAAGATTTATCGCGCGAATACCCGCGAGATGCTGATCAGCGAGACAAAGCGGCTGACGGATCTGAATCAGCAAGCCATCATGCAGGCGTTCGGCTCCACGGCTCCGATTGAACGGATCGTGGACGGCCAGATCGGCAAGCCGCTGGAACAGGCGCAATCGGTCACCGACACGATCTTCCATCTGCACACCAATGTGGTCGATGAGGCGCTGCGGCTGTTGATCACCCGCTCGCCGGTCGGCCCCGGCAGACACGGGCACTACCGCGACAACCACTGGCTCTACGTCAACGGCGTGCGCCGCGACGCGATGTTGCAGGGCGGCACCAAGGTGGAACTGAAGAAGGGCGACAAGATCGTCATTATCAATGTCAAGCCCTACGCACGTAAGATCGAGGGTGGGGCGAAGCACAAGTATCGCGCGCGGCTGACCCAGCGCCGCCCCGGCCTGTCCTCCCAGGCACCGGACGGCGTCTACGAGGTCACCGCGCGCGACCTGAAGAACAAATACGAAAAGATCGCGATCATTCGTTTCGCCTATCACGGCAACGTCGAAGGCGCGCTGATCGAGCAAGAAGCCATCGCGCGCACGCCAAGGCGAAACAAACTGGGACGCTTCCATTCACAGGGTGGGCCGCGCCACGGCAACGACGCGAAAGACCGTTTCCCGGCGCTGGAGATCGAAGCGAGGTAACAAATGCTGGGACCGGCGATCAAGGCGATCCGCGCGCATGTGGACGCCAACTTCAACGCGCTTCCGCTGCGGTGGGCGAACGAGAACTGGGACGGGCAAGACCCGATGCAGACCGCTTCGCCGTTCGTGGAATGCGAAATTATCGGTGGCTACAACGCGCTGACCGGGTTCAGCCAGCGTGGCAACCAACTTTATATCCACCCCGGATTGATACGGTTCTACATCTGGGCACCATGGAATACCGGGATGGATGATTCCCTGGAGGTCGCCGACGCGCTGGCGGCTTTCATGGAAAGGGCTGAATTCGGCAGGGTGCCCGAACTCGGACAGACAGTCAGAACTCTTGACTTCTCGGCTTACGACAGCGTGGCGACGGATGAAGCAGGGAACTATGCGATTCTGCTTTGTAGCGTGCCCTTCGATTTCTACTACACGAACTGAAAGGTTCGCTAACCAACGGTTCGCTCTCGAAAGGAGTCAGAAATGCCCGTATATCAAACTCAATCCAACTCCATCGTCGCCTACAAAGCCCAGACCGCGCTCGGCGTGCCCGCCACGGGTGCCGGTGCGTCCATCCTGCGCGTGGCTGGCGGGTCGGGCGGAAGCCTCACCAAGGCCGCCACCGAAAGCAACGAAGTTCGTTACGATGGAATGCGGACGCGTGGCCGTCACGGCATCCAAAAGACCGTGGGCGCGTGGAGCGCGGAAGGCTCCATCGGCAGCTTCGACAGCATCATCGAGGCGATCATGCGCGACACATGGTCAACCGCTGATCTGACGATCACCGAGTCCACGGGTGGGCTGGTGTCCATCGTCACCGCGACCGGCGTCAACGGCGGCACCATCACCGCCCAGGCGGGATCGTGGATCACGGCGGGGCTGCGCGTCGGCGACATCATCCGCCTGTCCAACCACAGCGAGCCGCTGAACAACGGCAAGAACCTCCGCATCACCAACCTGACGCCCACCGTCATCACGGTCGGCGAACAGCTTGTCGCCGTCCCCACGCAGGATCTTTCGTTCACGGTGACCCGCCCTGGCAAGAAACTGATCCAAACGGGTACGCAACTGATCAAACGGTATTTCACCGTCGAGGAATACGAGATCGACGTGGATACCTCCGAGGTCATGTCCGATTTCGTGTGGGGCGCGATGCGGATTGGCATGGCTCCGAACGGGATCATCACGGTCGATCCCAGCGGCGTCGGCACCGGTCAAATGATCACCTACCCGTCCGCGTCGGCACCCGTGTTCACCGCGCCGGTCCCCTCCACCACCCTGCCGCTCGCCGTGGTGGACGCCACCGTCCGCATCGGCACCCAGGACATGGTCGATCTGACCAGCTTCGACCTGACCATGGACATCACCCCGATGAGCCCAGACGTGTTCGGCTCCGGAAACATAAAATATGGGCCGGATGTGTTCACGGGTCAGATGGGAATCGGCATCAACTTTACGTGTTTGCGAAAAGACTTGCAGTTCCTCAATGATTTCGTAGCCGAAACGCAGTACTCCATCCACATTCTCGCGGTGGAGAACGAGGCGGAACCTAAGAGTTTCGTATCAATTACGGTTCCGAATCTTACCCTTGGCGGCTTGTCGAAGAGCGCCTATTCGAAAGAAGGCGGGCCGCGCACGCAGTCCATCACGGTGCCCATGGCGCTCGTCGGCATGGACAACGGCGGGCCTGGTTACGATGCGACGATGATCAAAATCCAGAGTTCGTCTTAACAAAAAGGAGTGCTTATGGAGAACGGGGACGCTTTCGATCTCAGTGATCTCAAATCGACGGAGACGGATGAACTGGCCATCGTTCATCCGTTGACCGGCGCGCCGACCACATGGGTGTGGACGCTCGCCGGTCCCGGTCACCCCAAATCCATCGAGTCGGCGAACATCGCCGCGCGGGACGCGCTGCGGCTGACCCGGCTGCGCGAACAGGCGGTGGTCAACCGGCGTAAATGGATCGAGCCGGATCGCACACCGGACGACATGCGGCGGGAGAACGCTGAATCGTTCGCCACCCGCGTCCTGGGCTGGACTCCGATCAAGCTGAACGGGGCCGACTATCCCTACACGCGCGACAACGTCGTGGGTCTGTTGCTCGATCCGTCGTTCGGGAAAGTTTACTTACAACTTCTGGAGTACTTCAATTCCGACGAAAGTTTTACAAAACGCTCGGCGACGACCTCACCGACTTCGCCGAGTGCGAGTTCCGACTTAACGCAGTAGACAAGCAAGGGGTTTCCTGGCGGGAAACCCTTGAAGGTTTGCTGAACCGTTCACGGCGCGCGGAGAAGCGGGCCGAATACGAGGCCGAATTGTGGATGCCGGAATTCCCGATGTCCATGATGTACCTCTGGCGTGTCTACCATCGACTGCGTGGACGGAAAGGCGGCAATGGCTTTGGCCATTCGCCGCTGGAATGGCCAGACATCGAGGCGTTTTCGCGCCTGTCGGGTCTGAGCCTTTTGTCGTGGGAGGTCGCTTTGATCGAGCGGATGGATGACCTCTGGCTGCGCGCCCAGGCGCAGGCGCAAAAGGACTCCGAACAGTGAGCGGCACGACAAATCGGATCGTTACCGAGATTATTATCGATGCCGATCAGGCCGAACTCAGCATGGCGCAACTGGCGGCGGCGCAGCGGGCGGCGCAACGCGAGTTCGACAAGACCACCGCCA